TGAAGGGAAAATTAACAAATGGTACTATTCCAATAATTGGGAAGACATTAAGAAATTTCCACCTAAACCATTCGCTACATTTGGGAGTTCAAAAGACAAAGTTGAAATATTAGTTATTCGACCTTATGCAATCGGAATGAAGTATTTTGCTTTGCCCGATTACGTTGCAGGAACGGCTTATGCGTTACTTGAGGAAGAAGTGAGTGATTACCTTATTAATGAGGTTCAAAATGGTTTTAGTGGCACGAAAGTAGTAAATTTCAACAACGGACAGCCTGACATTGAAACTCAAAACTTGTTACAATCACAAATTAAAAACAAACTAACTGGTAGTAAAGGGCAAAGAGTTATAGTTGGATTCAATAACAACAAAGAAACAGCCACAACGGTTGATGATATTCCTTTAAACGATGCACCCGAACACTATCAATATCTTTCAACTGAATGCGAGCGTAAAATTATGGTTTCGCATTCGATTACAAGCGGTTTGCTTTTAGGATTAGGTAGTGCTAACGGTTTCGGAAGCAATGCAGATGAATTAAAAAATGCTTTTGTATTGTTCGATAATATGGTTATTAGACCGTTACAGCAACTTTTGATAAGTGGATTAGAACAAATAACATCGTTTAACGGAAATACCGCTAAATTGTTTTTTGACCGTTTACAGCCTTTAGATTCAAGTGGAGATTTAACCGTTGATACCGAGAATAAAAAATTAATTGAAACTATAAATTCACTTTCTCCTTTAGTTGCAAACAAAGTTATAGAAACTTTAACGCCAAATGAAATTAGAGCGATTGTAGGATTAAAACCTGAAAAGGGAGGAAGTGACCTTACTAATATAGAAACGGGAACGGAATTGAGTTCACAAATCGACATTAGTGCATTTGGAGAAGAAGTTGGAAAAGATTGGGTTTTGATTGATATTAAAGAGGTTGATTACGAAAACGACGATGAAGAAAACGAAATACTTTCTAAGGACTTAGAACCGTCACTTTTGAGCAAGGTTTACAACTTTATAAGTACTGGCGATGCACGACCAAATATTACAAGTAAGCAAGACAAAACTATTGACGGAATTAAATTTTTAACACGTTACGTTTATGCAGGTAAAATTTCTGAAAATAGCCGAGATTTTTGTAAAGCAATGATGAGTTCAAATAAGGTATATCGAAAAGAAGATATTATCAAAATGGGAACAATGGCAGTTAATCCAGGTTGGGGTCCGAAAGGAGAAGACACGTATTCGGTCTGGTTGTATAAAGGCGGTGGATCGTGCAATCATAGGTTCAACAAAGCCGTTTATGCAACCTTTGAAGGCAAAGCAATTGACGTAGAAACAGCACGACAAATAGCAGGTAAAAAAGCTGAAAAGTTAGGTTACAAAGTTGTTAATAATAAACTTGTTTCAACACTCCCAAAGGATATGCCGTTTAACGGATTTTTACCAACTAATAAACGCTTTCAATAATGGCAGAAGCACTAATAATAACAAGGGACGACGTGGTAAAGTTCACGTCTTTAAACGGAAATGTTGACCCTGATAAATTCATTCAATACATAAAAATCGCCCAAGATATTCACGTACAAAAGTATTTAGGTACTGATTTACTTGAAAAAATAAAAGCGGATATTATTGCGAATACTTTAGGAGGCAACTATTTGACACTTGTGAACACTTATATTAAACCGATGTTGATCCATTGGGCGATGGTGGAATATTTACCTTATTCAGCATACACGATTGGAAACAAAGGTGTTTATAAGCACAGCGCAGAACAAAGCGAGAATATCGACCGTTTAGAATTATCTTTATTGATTGATAAACAAACGCAAACGGCAAACCATTACAGCAGTAGATTTGTTGATTATATGTGTTTTAACCAAGCTTTGTTTCCTGAATACAACAGCAACAGTAACGGTGATATTTATCCGAGTTCAGACACTAACTTTACTAACTGGGTTTTATGAAAAAGCGGTCAAAAAAGAACATTGAAAAATTAATGGTTTTCCTTCAACAAATCGAACAAGAAAAACCAAAGGAAAAGAAATGAGTTATTTTAAGATACTTGATACACTTAGAGCGCAGTTACAAGCGACTAACCTAATTTCCACGATTACGGACGGGCAAATTAGCGACATTGATTTAGCGAAACAAACGATTTTCCCTTTAGCGCATATTATTATTAATTCAGCAAGTATTGAAGGTAAAATGCAACGCTTTAATATTACTGTTTTAGCGATGGACATTTTGGACAGCAAGGAAAAATACGACCTTGAACCGTCTATAATGAATGCGATGTTGCAAGCGCTTAACCGAGTTCACGACATTATGAAACGAGGGGATTTAAACCCTGACTATATTATGATGGACGGCGATGCTACCTTAGAACCGTTTACAGATAGGTTTGAGAATAAGTTAGCAGGGTGGGCGATGACGTTTGACGTTATTATGGTTTCTGATATGACTATTTGCGATACTGGATTTACGAGCGGTTGCCCAAATGTAACGGTAACGGATGGCGGAAGTTCGGTTCAAGTTTTAGCAGGTGGCACTTACACTTGTTCTGGTGGTTCAGCTTCGGTTGTTGTAAGCAATTCAAACGATAGTTATTTAGTAACGACAAGCACAAATTTAGAATTACCAAATACAACGGTTAACGTTTACGTTGACGGTGCGTTAAACCAAACGGGAACTATTGTAACTTTAGACCCAAATCAAACAATAAATATAAGCGCATGAGTTTAGACATAAATTTAACTGGAGTTGAAAAAACATCCAATAAGAAAACAACTTTAACTGATAATTCAGATACTTTTTACCCTTCACAAAAAGCGGTAAAAACGGCAGTAGATGCGAAGGAAAATACAATAACAGCAGGTACAACAGCGCAGTATTTTCGTGGCGATAAAACGTTTCAGACGTTAGATAAAACAGCAGTTGGATTAAGTAACGTTGATAATACAAGCGATGCAAATAAACCCGTTTCAACAGCTACTCAAACAGCATTGAATGCGAAGTTTAACACGCCAACGGGAACAACAGCGCAATACCTTAGAGGTGATGGAACGGTAGCAACGTTTCCAACTATTCCAGACCCTTCTGATTTTGTGGAAAAATCTGATTTCACTTCGCATTCTATTTTAGCCAAACAAAGTGGAGCAGGCGACCCTGTTGCAGTTTCAATTGGAAACAATGAGATTTTAGGCCGTAAAAGTGGCGGTGGTTCTAATATTGAAGGGCTTTCTGTTAGTGAGGTTAAGAGTTTGCTTAATTATACAGCTTCGGACGTTGGAGCGGTTGCAACTAATTCAGTAATTACGGGTGCAACTAAAACCAAAATCACTTACGATGCAAAGGGATTAGTAACAAGCGGTGCAGACGCAACCACAGCGGATATAGCAGATAGTTCAAATAAGCGTTACGTAACAGACGCAAATTTAACGGTAATCGGAAATACAAGTGGAACGAATACTGGAGATGAAACGCAAAGCAGTATATTAGCGAAGTTGGGTTTCATTAATAAGCAACAATTTGGCGGAACGGTTACGGCAACTACGTCAGAAACGATAGTACACACTTATTCATTTTCAGCCAATGAGTTAAGTGCGGATGCTATATTGCATTTTGAAACTCAATTCTTTCGAGTTTCACCGTCCGCAAATGGTACATTTAGACTGAAGTTAAACACTTCCAATACGCTTGTTGGTTCTGTTCAATTAGCTACAAATGGAATGGGAGGTAACACCACAACGTTTGCTTCTATGCGGAGGAAATTAACAATAAGCGGTGGTAATATCATTGGATTTCCAGCTTCAACATCAACCGCATCAGATTTGATTTCATCAACTATTGCTACCCTTAACGCTTCTATTGATGTCACACAACCACTTTGGTTTTTTGTCACTTATCAGCCGTCAGGGTCTGGAGATAGTGCAACTTGTTCATTTTCACATTTAAAGAATTTCTAACATGAAAAGTATAGTTGACCGAAAAACGGGTAAATTTCTTTATTGCCGACTAGACGAACCAACGGAAGTAAATGAAGTTGCCATTAACCAAACTTATGACCTTGAAAATCCTGAGGGTAAAGAAATATTTTATAATTTTGAAACAAAACAGTTTTATACAAAATGATACAAAACGGATTAGAACTTTTACATAAATACGGTGCAAAGAATTTATTTTTTATAGCT